TGTGGAGTCGGAACCCCGTGATTGATCCGCTTAACCTTGTTGTTTGCATATTGCTGTTGACCAGCTTCTTCTAGCGCAGTGATGTTAGCAGTAGTAGCACCATCACCATCGCCATCGATCAGGACGATACCGTCCTTAGACAGCCCCTTATCTGCGTCGGCAACAATCTTACCTTCGTTGTCGACAATACCGAGCATGACAAAGTCAATGCCCTTAACTGACATTCCGGCCATTTAGTTCACTCTCCTTTATTACTAAATCTTTGGCAAAATAAAAGACCTTGGTCACTTGTCCAGTGTCAGGGTCTTGAATATGGTTTTTCGATTGTTCAATCGTCCAGCCATCTACCTTAAAAAGCTGGGCGAGTTGTATCTCACCGTTAAGTGTTGAGATACCAGAGCCTTTCTTATAAAAGATCTGTACTTCCACACCTATTGTCCAGCCCTTGAACTTGGCATTGGCGTAATAAGTGGGTTCATTCAGCCACTCACTGATCCGGCAGATTGTCTGATCGGCATTGCCAGCGACAGCATGTGGTAACTCACCCGTCACGATCTGATCTATCCAAGGGAATCTAGTCCCCATCAGTCTTCTTGCTTGAGTCGTCGGTAGTTCCACTACTGTCACCTCCAGTACCATCGTAAATTGCCTTCTCAGCCGCGAAGACCTCAGCAACAGACGAAAGACGAGTACGGTCTACGAAGCTATCACCGGCTATGTATTTCGTCCCGTCATTCAAGAAGCGGGCAATTCGCGCGTGGTTGATACCACTCTCATCGCGGCCAGTAAAACCGGTCACTGAATTGCCGTTATCGATCCCATCGACATCGCGATTATCGACATCGATTGAGTCAGCTAAGTGCTTTACTTTGCCGATTTTTCGACCGGCCTGGTAGTGTCGTGCCTTAGTTTCTTTCCGGAGGTTTTCTGCCAGCACTTCTGCACCAGCTTTTGTCATCGCTTTACGTTTGACAAGATCAGGCACGACCATTTTTTCGGTGTTTTTCCCGAAGTTTTCCAGTAATCCAGCAAAATCAGCCATTTGAAGCACCTACTTTCTCGTTTTTCTTCAAGGTGATTAAGTCATAACGATTCAGATTATGGCTGTCGTCCCGTGAGATCGTCACGATATCGTAGATAGTGGGATCATCATCCAGCTTAGCTTGCAGTTTGTCGTTGACATGGTACTGAGAGCGCACAGCAACTACGATGGTGCCTTCTAACCTCGTACCTAGCAAACTATACTGCTGAGTTAAAGAACGCTGATACAGGGCACAATGGAGCTTCTGCTGAGGCTTGAAAACTTCCTTGGACCCTTCCAGTGTGTCTGTTGGGACCGCTTCAAGCTTACCCAACTCAATCAGATGGCTGAGCCGGCTTATTTGCATCCGCATTTGTATCACCGCCCTTATCTTCTACGATCTCTGCGTACAGCCCCCGCAGCTGTCCAATAATACTATTAACCGTCAAGTCAATAGGAAACGTCTGAGTATCAGACAGAGCTAAACGGTTCTGGTAGTACGTAGCGGCTAACGACATTACGGCCATATCTTGCAGTGAAGCGACATGAGGGTCTTTCCAGAACTCCTTGTCATCGCCCACTGCATTTACCACAAAGCTTTCAGCCGCATCAACATATGTAGTAATGAGCGCATCGTCATCGTTACCATCTAGATATAGAAGGTTCTTAACTTGGTACACCGTCACCATTTAGCATCCCTCTTTTCTTTAAGCAGTCTTACCGGAATCAGCAGGAGTAGTAGCAGTTTGGTTAGCTACCGTCTTGAATGAAGCAGCGGCCCAAGCACCATCATCAATGACTTCTACGTCGAACCGGTCAATAACCCGAACCTTGTACAGATCGTGTTCGAAGGCGCCAGCCCCGATGTTAGTGGACAGCAATGACATGTGTTCACGATCAAACAGGGTAATACCTTGCTTAAGATCGCCGTAGTAGAGCGGGTGAGCACCAGAAATATCTGGAAGCCACTTATCGGCCACAACCGTGATTGTCTTACCGTCCAACCGATATACATCTGGCTGAGTAACATCACGCTGGAGCATGTAACGACCTTCGGCATCCTTAACCTTGGACAGTACATTGTAGCCAGATTGGTTAGTTACAAAAGTTGCACTTGGCATAATGGCCGGGTCAAGGGTGTTGTTTTCCAGGTCCTTGATGTCGTCAAAGTTAGCAATAGAAGGCTTCTTGCTTGGCTTACCCATAGCGTCAATGATCTTCGCGTTACGGGTAACCGTTACCTTCTTAGCGATCCATTGTGACAGCCATGCCAGGATGTTTTCCACGGTGTCCTTGAGCAGTGAGTTAGTAACCGTTTGAATAGCGGCATAACGGTGGATAGCATACTTAATCAGAGTCAGTTCTGGGTCGTCCATGTCTGGAATAGCGGCGGTTTCATCATCCAAGTCAGTCATTGGAGTGATGTCAGAAATCTTTTCGTAAGTCCGGGAACCAGTAGTAGTAGATACTGATTCAACATTAACCAAGTTTTGCAGGGTAGCGAATTGCCGTACCAACTTGTTGATAGCATATTGAATGTCATCTGGAATAGTCAGGCCACCGTTACCGGCACCAGTCTTACCAGAAGTAACCATATCCTTGAAGTCAGCAACGAACTTATCTTCGATAGATTGTTCCTTGTTGTTGAGAGGCTTCTTGTCCTTAGTGTCCATGTTCTTGACTTCGAGGGCCCGTGCTTCGTCGAGCTGGTCCTTGATTGCGTCACGTTGAGCCTTAGCATTATCGCGTTGGTCCTTAAGTGCCTTGAAGTCATCGTCAGGCTTAAAATCGTCGCTCATCACGCGCAGAGACAGTTGGTTGTCCAGATCAGACACCTTTTGACCGGTGTCGATCCAGGCTTTGTTTAATTCATTAATCCCCATTATTCTTCTTCCTTCTTTCCTAATAAAATAGCCAGCTTCTGGTCTTTGAGACTAGGAGTTGGTTTTTTCTTGTTTTCAACAGGCTTTTCAGCTTGCTTTTCCGGCTTGGCACTACGTACTTTAGCCAAAGTATTTTTGATCTTATTAATTGCATCGTTGCTCAAAACTGGTACCCCAACCGCATTAACCAATTGCGGTTGCTGAGAACCGACCGACACATTATCAGCAAAGCCCTTATCAACCGCATCTTGAGCAGTCATCCAGGTTTCGTTGGCCATGAGTTGTAGGATATCGTCACGATCCATGCCAGTCTTTGCTTCGTACGCATTCACGATTGACTGATCAGCTACGTCCATCATCTTGGAATCATGGGCCAGATCGTCAGCGTTTCCTTGTGAAATGGTAGAAGCTTTGTGGATCATCATCTGCGAGGTAGGTGACATGTTGACCACATCCCCTGCCATTGCGATTACAGAAGCAGCAGAAGCCGCTAAGCCTTGAATGTTGACTGTTACCTTGCCGGCATAATTCTTCAGCATCGTATAAATTTCAGAAGCGGCAAAAACTGAACCGCCGCCGCTGGCAATATCGACTTCCACGTCTTCATCAGAATCATTAAGAGCATCTTCGACCTTGCTTGGGCTCACACAATCGTAGCCAAGCCAGTCATAGATCTCTGCGTCATCATTGCTGACAACAGCGCCTTTAACCTTGATCTTCGTCATCCTTGTCACCTCCTCTCGTTGGTTCTACCGGTTCCGTTGGTTTCGGCAAATTCTCCGGCAGATATCCAGCCTGCTTAAGTGACCAGCTGGCCTGGTTAGCACCAAGCACGCCGTTCTTCCGTAAACTGGCAATCTTGTCAGCATAATCATCACCAAGCGGATCAACTGACGGCCGCAGATCTAATTCCACGCCGGCATTGAGCTTATCGTTAAGTTCGCCCGTGATTGACTTAGCGAATCGGGACAACGACTTGGTGTAGTCAGACTTCATCATCTGAACAGATGATTGCTGATCCCCCGTTCCGTTGATGATACTATCTGATACACCATAGACCTTAGCGATCTGAGCGCCCGTCCAGTTAGCTTGGTTAAGCAGTTGGGCCACGTTGTTCTGGACTTCCAGCGGTGTGTAGTCTTCCAGATCGTCCAGGACAATTGGCCCGTTCTTGGAGCTAGCTGTCTGTCGCATGAATGACCGTGACCGAGCGGCCTTCTGCTTTTCATCAAGCAAGCCACCATGCTGGATCTTCAAAACACCGGGTGCCATGATTGACCGGGCCAACGCGCTTAAAGTCAGTTTGTTGGATTGATCCTTGATCTGAAGTTCATCGCTCAACGCTGACAGTGGGCTGATACCAGTTTTCCCACCGTTACGAGACATTAACCGAATATGGATCATATTGCCTTGTGGAACAGCTTGCATCGGGCCAATTCCCGGTTCATCAAAGTCAACGTTATAGATCAGCCCAGAACCATCTTCTAGTAAGAATGGCTGTACCTGTGACGGCCGTAAGTATTCCCAGTATAGGTCCAGGCCATTATCATTGCGCCAGCGGTAAGCGAAGCACTCACCACCCAGCAGTAGTTGTGCATACATTGATTGCCAAAAAGCGTGGGCATTGCTGGTTTTGGTGGGGTTATTGAGAATCCCCTGGGCACGTGGTGCGGTAGCTTTCAGCTTTCCGTCAGCTAGATCAGCGCTGAGTTGATAGACAATTGAGTAGATATCACTGTTTTTCAGTGCCGTTCGAGCATCCACATAGTGCGTGTCATCAGGATTCAAGAAATGGAGGATGTCATTATCATCGGATAACGCCATCCCCGTCGTTGTTTTCTGGTTAAATAACGGCAAAGTTTCTCACCTCCTTTCTATTGAAGGCTAGCCGCTTTCTCCGCTAAATAACCAATAGCGACTAGGCCAACCGCCACACTAAAAATGCCTGCTACAAAACTGAGTAAGAAAAAGCCCCAAACGGCAAAACCGATTGCGGCTAAAAAACATATCAAATCACAATAGCGCCATAAGAAGGCGAAAATCTGTCTAATCAAGCAAACCACTATCCTCACTTTCAAACCACTTCTTAACCTGTTCGGCCGTCATTCGATCGACTTGCTGAGACTTGTCGTTGGCAATGCCGAAGTCTTCAAAGTGATACATTCCTTGGTACAGAGCATCGATAATGGCATCAACCACATCGATCTTGAGCGTGGCCTTAGCCTTGTCGACCTGGATACCGATCTTGTCCTCAATCAATTCCGCATTGACCAGGGCTTTCTCCATGATCTTGTCATCTAGTCGGCTGACATTGCCCTCAACAAAGATCTTCTGTAGGAACTTCGTTGGGTCCTTAAGCTCAGAAGTACGTTGACGGATAGCTTCGAGTGGATAATCAGTATTAATTTCCATCTGCTTAATCGCCGTCGTTGCACCCCAAGCATCGTAGCCGAAGAAGATAACCTTGAGATTATTCTCTTCCACGTAGTTCAGCAACCAGCTATAGACCTGATCGTTATTGATCAGCCCTTGGGGATGACTGGTGATCGTGCAGAAGCCTTTCTTAGCCAGTGAACGGTAATCAATGCCATCCTGCTTTTCCTTAGCCTGAATGGACCCGGCTTTTTCCCAAGGGATAAAACTATGCTGTTCAACATGCCACTTCTGCTTGCCGTGTTCGTCCTGATATGGATAGACAAAGGCAATCGCCGTGTTATCGGAGAACATGGAGTAGTCGAAGCCGATATAAACTTGTCGCCCTCTGATATCGAAGCTGGGGATGATTGCCCGTTCAATATCTGAAAGCTTCAGGTAAGAATTAGTAGCTTCCTGTAACCAGAGGTTGAGATTCTTGTTCTGGAAGTCGTCAATCGTTCCAGCCAGCATATCAGAGTCCCGCTTATCCCGAAGGCCGTCCATTAAAACATCTTTCTGACCAGGCAAATAAAGCAATGGGTTAGATTTAACCCAGGTATCTTCCTTAAAGGTTTCGTCTAGGCTATCCTGCGCCCAGATCAACCCCAGTGTCCGGTCGGCGTCTCGGCTATAGTCCTGCTCCATTGCTTGCTGAATCATCTTCTGCTCGCTGTGAAAAGGCACAGAGGGGTCAGGATAAGACGTTGAAATTTCAATGTATTG